CTTAGCCAAGGGAAGACAAGAAACCGTAGAAATTCAAAACTTTTGTTTCGAACAAGGCAATTTTGATTTGGTAGAGCCGGAAGAAATGGACTTGATAACTTCCGCACCAAAAAGAGGACTAACCATGCGATTGCCAGGGCCGAAAGTAGTTAGAACAGACGTCCGAAATGAATTTGAAGGAGCAAGCAAACTAGCTGACATTCAAGTGAATTCTTCTGGTTTCGATTCCTTTAAGAATTTAGTGGACAGACAAATTGCAACGACAAAGACCTCGAGATTCGGCACAGCAGACATGCAGGAAGGGACAACCATATACAAACGATTCAAAGAATGTTTTTACGCATCGGATTACACTATACTGGACGTGGAGAAGCAAGCCTCTTGGTTAGCCGAAACTGAAATAAATGCTCTGAACATGATAATAACTGGCGAACCATTGGGAGAAACAGCCAGAAGTTTGACGGTAGACGCAGAGTATAAAACTCAAACCAAAGCAAAAGCCGTCCCAGGTTTCGCAGCCACTGTGCCTTACGGACAATCAATATTGGCAAATTCAAAAGCTTTTAATGCACATTTTTCAACTTCTCAACCCAAATTGTATCTAAATTTGTCGAGAATGTTACGAGATGGAGCAATATTGGATTACGGGATGTCCGATCAAGTTTTGTCTTCAAGATTGCAAATATTAGGTTTAGCAGAAGGAATGAATGGACCAAAGAATATACAAGCGGACGTTTCCAAACAAGATAGTTCACACACAGCCGCTTTTCTTTACGCTTTCATTTTGATAGCTCGTGATGCAGGATTGGACGAAGACAGTCTGCTATTCTATCTAGCATATTCTAGAAAGTACCATTTTAGGTCCAGAGGTGCAGATGCAACTCGTTCGTCAGTATCTTACAATTTGGGATCTGGCGATCCGTTCACATTGATAAGAAATGACGTAATGGAGATGTGCGTAATAGCTTGTAGATTTTCAAACGCCAACACTATGTCAATAGTGGAAAAAGGAGACGACGTACACGGTAACATCTTCAATTTATCCCCTCACCCCTTAGCCAATTTACCTTCTATAACCCAAGTAAAATTAACAGTTGATTACGGCACTGTAGGTTACCATGCTGGAAGATTTCACAATGGCAAAAGATACTTGGTAGATCCAGTCCGAGCATTCTTAAAACACTTCACAAGACTTTCGGACTCAAACGTTTCAAACAACGTATTATATTCAAGTTATGTTTCAAGAGCAACTGATTATGATGATGAAGAAGTAGAATTTCTGATTAACGCATGTCAAATACACTATCCTTTCTACTCTTCGGCCCAAATAACTGTAATGATCGACACAATGATTCAATTGAGAACCAGATCCACGTTCGACAAATTTTCGGTAGTAAGACTGAAAGATCATATAATAACTGTGGATTCCAAATCAAATTGTGCAGCGAATTGTGTCAGAGCTCTGAAACCAGGTAGACCCAACGGTTATTACAAACAATTCAGAGGCATGAAACAAGAAAATCTGATCGAATTGTTGATGCGCGAAGGTATTCCATGTTTAAGAGTAGAAGGTAATTTGTTCGAAGAACCTGTCAACGTCATAATAATTTCGAAAACTCATGCCAAAGTCAACGTAAGATTAGCCGATAGGAGACCTTACGGGACCTTTAAAATTCGAACTAAAGACAATCATTTCAAATTGCAAAATGTCTGAATTACAATCATCGAACGC